CATGTCATGTACCCCAAGTGAATCCGCCTTGCCCGAACCGGAACTGCAGCGGCACGTGCATCTTGCGGCGAACTTCTTTCTCTACTTCAAGCAGGAGCGCCTCGAACAGATCGAAATGCTTCTGCGCGGAATCGGAATGTCCATCTATGTCTGAGTTGGTTAAGGCACGAAACGCCGCCCACTCAAGCATACCCAACTGGTGTTCATCCTGAATTTCACATTCAGCATCCATCACATCGACGCTAAAGTTCTCCAACGGCATACGCGCCGTCCGCAGGTACACGATCTTGCCGTTCTCGGCCGCCGTGGGGGCCGGATACACCACCATGGTTACCGCACCCTTGGAGTCAACGTCCAAGGTTTCGTCCGTCGAGAACGCAATCGGCGGGCCGGGAGAGATCGTAGCAACCGTGGTGGGGTCGAAATACGGCACGTCCTCACGCGGGACTTCCTGCACGCGTGCGCGGCCAATGCGACCCAGATCAGTTGTGTCCGTGTCGTACCGCGCCGTCACGACGGCGAGGATGCTCCTGTGGAGAACGTATGTGGAAACGCCAGTAGCCAAGGTAACTTGCGTCACCTCCGGTGTACTGGCGTCCCGTAGCGATAGCGTCTTGCGTGCGAATCGCTGCTGCGCGTCATTGATGTACCGAACTAGCGTCTCGTCGGACCACAACCGATCATCCGGCCCCGACGCCAATTCGGCATTGTCGCGTAGTACGTTCTCTCGAAGCTCACCAAGGAGTTCTTCGAGGATCATGGCTTACACCATTTCGGGTTGCACCACGGTGTACGGGAACCGCTTGCGGCTGCGGTACCCGACAACCTGCTTGGTTGACGGATCGATTTGCGGCGTGGACTGGATAGCGAGGTCGAGCACGTGGCACACCGAGATCGGCACATCGGCGGGTTCGCCGGGGCGCAGCATGAACGCAACACCATCGGCGCTGATGAACTGGCCGGTCGGCGGGATGTTCTCGTTTTCTTCGAGGACGATCCGAACGCGCCGTTCCTTCTTGATGCGTTCTTCCGGGGTCAGAAACGCCGTGGGCGTAGCTTCCGCAACCGCTGCCGCAGCCTTGGAGCGCGGCTTCAGCATGGGAACATCGTCGTCGGTGGCGAGCAAGTCGCCAAGGTCTTTCGTGCGGGCCATGTTACTCCTCCTCGGTTGAACACGCTTCGTCGAACGCATCAGCAGCTTCGCTGTCGCCCGGCTTCAGCGTTGGTAGTACTTTGTTAATGAACACAAGCGTCGTCTTGGTATCGGAGAACGCGTACTCTTTCCAAGGGTCGTTGTACACGCCCTTGGACTTCTTGTTAGCCGCAGATACGGTCGGGTCGAGTACTTCAACCGTGTATCCGTTTGCCAACCTTTCCACACGCATTACGGTTTCGCTCATACAACCTCCTGAGAAGCCCCCGACGAGCTAAGTTAGCCCGCCGGGTTGAAGGCTGATTACGTGGTGGCTTCCCAAACGAACGTCTTGGACGCGAGGATGATCGTCGCCGGGATCGAAATCTGACCCAACGTGCCGAGCGCCGCCGTACCCATGGTCGGGCCTTCCGTGGTCTGCAGCGAACGCGTACCGGCGAGCACCTGCTTCGTCGCGCCGGGATTCGTCATGCCTGCATTCCATTCGTACGAGATCGAATCCGTGACGTTCATGATGCGGAACGTACGCGGGTCGAACCCGACATTCAGCACGACGGCAACAGCGCCGCCTGCGTCGTTGGTGAGCACGCCGGTAGCGAAGTTGACAACGCCACCTGCCTGCGATTGGGTGTTGACAGTGATAGCCATGATGTTTCCTTTTCAGGTTAAGTCGTTTTTGATTACGCCAACGCGCCCGCGCTCCACGTGCCATTGACGGCACAGAAGAAGATCGCAGTTTTCAGGCCCGCTACGGCAAGTGCCGCATTGGCCGCGCCGTTGTTGATCGCGTCACCCGTGGCGGGGAACACGTTCATGGAATTCGCGGCGGCGTTGATGATGTAGAGAGGGCACATACCCGCGACAGCGGGCGGCAGCTTGATCGAATCGGCGATGGTCGCAACCGTGGTAACACGCGTCACTGGCTTCGATACCACGATTGCGTTGGCTTGCCCGCCGCCTGCGAGCGCCGTAACGGCGTTCGTCGCGTCGAAGCGGTCAATCTCCAACTGCTTGTCGGTGTAGTCGAGGCCCCGAGCGTTGATCTCGGTGGGGGTCAGGATAGGCATTATCAATCTCCTTGGTTTAGACTTCAGGGGCCGAAGCCCCTGTCGTCAGATTGATTAGGCCGTCGCCGCGACTTCAGCACGCACGAAGAACGCGTCCTGCAGGATGACGGCAGACTGCCACGCCTTCCAACCGACCGTACCACGCTGCGCCAACGGGTCACCCGCCGCCGGTTTCGGATTCACGACCATGGGGGTCAGCGAGTCCTTACCCTTCAGCGGCACGATGCCGTACGCGTCACGCGCGATGTAGAAGATCGGATACACGTCGGCCGACGTGCCGGTCGTCGAACGCATCAGACCCTTGAGGCCGCCCGCATCAGGGAACGGCGCGAAGATCGTGCTCGTCAGGTAGCGCACGCGCTCGACTGCACCGATCTCGTTCTCGTACGGCGTGGTCGTGCCGTACTGCTTCGGGTTGATGTAGCCGGTCATCGACCGGATGTCCGTTTCCAGATCGGGGTGGCAGAGCGCGATGAACGCCGCTTCGACCGCTTCCGTCCGGTAGTTCGGCGTGGACGCGACCACCGACGTAATCATCTTGCCGTTCTGGCGCAGGATGCCCGTGGTGATCTGGCGTTGCAGCGCCAGAACGATGGGGGTGTTGACCGCAGTGCGGACGCCGCCGTTCGACCAGAAGACGTTCGTACCGGCCTTGAGGATGTTGAAGCGAATGGTTTCGATGGTCATCGAAGCCTGTTCCGCCATGATCCCCGTGGCTTCCGAAAGAATCGGGTCCTCGTGGGTATCCATCACCACGTCGGTGATCGTCACGTAGTCGCCGTACTGGTTCAGCGCCACCGTGTAATCCTGCGACGCGAGCCGGTTACCGGCCGGGGTTACGCCTTCAACCAACGGCGTGATCGCCAACGGAACGAAGAAGGCATTGGCCGGGTTGCCTGAGCCTGCGGAGCCGGTTGCGCCCTGCAGGAAGTAGCGCCGCCACTTCGCCGTCTTGGTGTTGTTCTGCGGGATCGGGTAGTTCGACCCGAACTTTTCGATCACCATGTACGGCATGGCACGCGTCAGCAGTTCCTTGATGACGAATGCGGCGGTACGCGGGGAGATGTCGCCGTAGTTTACGGTGTTAGCCATGATTTAATCCTTGGAGGTTGAGTTCTTTACTTCCCACCCACAGCGTCATCCCAACCGGAGTCGAAGTCCGATGGGTCTGCTGCGGTGATCGGGGTGGTTCGTTTGGAATCGACCACGCTCATCGCTCGCGCCGCTTGTTTGGCTTTTGCCGAGAGTTCGGTCTTGACGGGTGCTGCCGGGGCCGCTGTATCGGTCCCTGCCACGATCTTAGGCTTGCGCCCGGTCGCGGACTTGAATTCGGTAATGAGTTCGGCCACTTCGGCGGGCGCACCCTCTTCGATGATGCCCTGTGCGATCTTACGACGCGTGCCTGTGAGCGTTTCTGCCCACGCATGCACGTCGTCATACATCTTGTCGTCGTAATCCGGGTGGACGCCTTGGATCACGGACAGCGCCGTGGTTTCAGCCACGGAGTCGGCTGCCGCCGCGCCACGTTCGATCAGCGGGCCGTACGTGGTCACGATCTCCTTGAAGATGTGATTGACCAACGCACGGTATTCACCACGCCGCTTGAGCGCCTCGCCCTTGATGATATCCGGCCAGTCCTTGTCGTACTCCTTTAGGAAGGTCGCTTCATCCTCCGAGTAGACCGGCGTTTCCGCTGCAGGTTCAACCTGCGTTGGTTCCGGCTTGGCCGCTGCGGGCGGTTCTGCGCGTTCCGCTTGCAGGGCATCGAATTTGGCCTTCCAGTCTTCAGCGGGCGGCTCAACCTTCGCAGGTTCAGCAGCGGAGGGTTCGGCGGCAGCCGGTTCAGCAGCGGCAGGGGCAGCAGGTTCAGCAGCCGGAGCAGCCGGATCAGCCTTCGCATCCGCCGCAGCTTTGTCAACTTCGGTGGTTACGGGGGAACCATCCTCGTTCGTAGCGCCTAACGCGGCGTCTGCATCGATAAGCCCGTCAAATACGTCCGACATCGTGTCGTACGAATCCTCCACCACGGGAGTTACCGGGGCTGCGGGGGTCTGGGGTACCACTGGTTCGATAGCCATGAGGAAGCCTTATAGGGAAGATGTTGCGGATTGTCAAACCTTCTGGGGTGTAACGGGCCGTTCTTTCAGGAATTTAAGGATACGCATATAGGCGAGCGCCTCCCCCTGTAAGGTTGGGATGGTTCCACCTGCTGCGATAACTAGCTCGTCCTTCACCCGGTCAAGCTCGTGCATCAGCAGCGTACCCAAAGCCATCATGGGGGCCTCATTACTCGCGGCCCGCATCGTCTCCTTCAGCGCCTCGGCCTGTTCCTTGTCGAGTCTCATTTCTTTCCTCCTGCCGCAACTTTAGGTTCGGGTCGGGGTTGGTTCTCGACCTCCATCTTGGTTAATACACCATCCGGCAGACCGTGCGCCGTACCCTCGCGCAGATGCGCGACTTCCTGCGGCGTCACGCCTTTCTCCAACCCGCCGAGAATTGCGTTGTAATTGGCAGCATCCGCCGCAGCCGAGTTCTTATCCGACTGGGTGATACCCTTGACCGCATCCGCCAACGTCTTGCGGATCGTGGCTTCGATCAGCTTGGCGTTACGCGCGTCCTGATCCTGCTGCGCCTGCGCCTGTGCGTCTTCACGACGCTTCGCTTCAGCGTCGTCCACCATGACGCGCGGGTCCATATCGCGTACCGCTACGCGTTCCTTCAGTAAGAAGCGATGATCGACATACAACTTCTCTTCCGGGGTGATGGTAGACACCAGATTGTCGTAGCCGATGCCGCGCACCTCCTTGGCAATCAAACTCGTTGAGCCACGTGCGATGGGTTGGAAGTCACCCTTGATCGACGGTTTGTCGTTGAAGTGCTTGTTGAACAATACCAACGATCCGATCACCGATTCAGTGAATACGTCGAAGTTCCGCACCACGTCGCGGAAGGGCAGCGCCGCAAGCCCCTGCAGCATGGAAGCACCTGCCGCCGTGCGGAACGGTTCGCTCGGCCCCTTCTGCATATCGCCGCCCGTCGCCGGGTTGATGAACGTCTCCATGTCCGCGAACTCGCGGAACATCTGGTTAACCGCGATCAGTTCGTTGATATGGCTGTCCATCTTGATCTCACGCACGGCCGGGTACGCGAGCGTGGTGGGCGACTCATCGTCGCGGTCCCACACCTTGTACGCATGCACGCTCGTCATATCGGAGCCGGGCGTCAGCAACGCACGGTTAACCTCAAGCTGCGTACCGCATACCACCCCGGAGTTGTCGAGGATCATGCGGGCCGTTGCGCCCACGCTCAACGCGGAATCACGCACGATGTTCGGCAGGCCGTTGCCTACCAAGCTCGTATCGTCTTCCTCGAAGATGAACTGGTGGTACATGCTGATCGGGTCCTCTTCACCCAAGATCGCCCACGGGTTCAACGTGGCGCGGATAACCACGCCGTCGAGCACCCAGACCACCGCCTCATACATCTCGGACAGTTTGTCTTCGGGGATTTCGATGCCGCAACCCTTCAGGTAGTTACCCGACAAGCCGCCATCCCAGATGATGATTTCGTACTTGCGGCCTTCGTTCAACGACGTGTTGATGTTGACACCCATCGTCTTCAGTTCGGACTCGTGCTGACGTTCCTTGTAGTTTCCCTTCTGGTGGTCGCGCAGATACTTCTTAATCTCATCGGTGAAGAACTCACTGTTGTCAGCGAGCTTCCGCACCTGCGCCCGCGACATCACCACACGCTCATACTGGCCGTCCATCTGGTGCAGATACTTCGCACTTAGGTCGGGGTAGTAATCCCAGATAGGTAGGAAGGAGTACTGCGGAACGAGGATCGTCTCATCCACCGGGGCTACTTTGTTCGTCGCCGGGTCGAGCTTCCATCGCCGTTGCTGCCGGGCCTTCGCCATCGGTCCCTTCAACACCCCCATGCCGTAGAGCACGCCCGACGCAATTACCTTCTTGCACAGCGCGACGTAGCTCACCATCTTGCTGCCGCCGAGTTCGGTCAGTTGATCTTCAATCTCGGTTTCCAGATTCTTAGCGCGGTCGGCCGCAAGCTCCATCACCGCGTTGGTGATGATGTCGTCGTCGATGGTTGCGTTCGGGTCCTGCTGTAGCTTGTCGAGGACCGACTGCAAATCCTCCATCGACAGGTTCGGAACGGGTGACGCGCCGACGCCCCAGTTCTTCTCCGATGAGGGGAACAACAGATTCATCAGCTTGGCGACGAATGACACACACTTCGTTCGCGTCAGTCGCGGGTACGCCTTGGAGCGGTCGGCCGGAATCTTGTCGAGAATCTCCGGGTCGTACTTTCCCAGAAACTGTCGTAGGTTCTTCGTCCACTGCAACTCGAAGAGTCGCCGGTCCCGCGCGTACTGCTCGAAGTCCGCGACGAGCTTGCTGCCCAACGCCCTCAATGTTTCCGGGTTGGGCCGCAGCTTTGGCTCCTCAACCACGGGAGGTGTGGTTGCCGGAAGTTGTGTCTCATCCATGGGGTACTCCTAGTTGTATGGGTTACTGTGTCGCACTGGTGTACTACGCCCCGCCTCTTTTCGACGCGCCTCCCGCGCTGTCGTGTGCTGAAAATACCGGCACAGGTACCCAAACGCATCCGCCGGATGTGAAGCAGCGTTCTTTTCCGGCTCCTCCTTCAGCAGTTTACCCTTTCTGTCGGTTTCGTACCTCCACCCACCCTGTAGAGCGCGAATCAGGTGCTTGCAGCGGGGGTCGATCAACAGCGCAGGGCCATTCTCCACCAAACGCGTGGAAAAGTACTCAATTGCCTCAACCCGAAGGGGTAAACGGTTGTTCATATCGGGAAAAACGACCCGAAAACCGCCTTTTCGCTTATCCCGAAGGGTGTCTACGATGGTCCGTTCGTTGTTCTGAGAGCGTGAATCTGCGGCCGGATCGGGCGCAATTAGGTACTCAAAGTTGTTGAAACGGAGCTTTAGGAGGGGTTTTATGCGGTCTTTGATGATGCGCTCGGCCCCCATGTCACGTTGCACGAGTTCATCAAGCACGTTAAGGCGTCCGTGCAAGTCCATCTGCCCGTAAATCAACGCACTTCCTGCTAGGCCGGGGTCGAACCCCGATACCAATGGCAGATTCGGGTTCGGGCGCAGCGGCCCCGACGCAATATGAAGCTGCGGGTTGAACGTCTTGAGCACGGGAGTACCAGAAATCGAATATCCCCACATGCACTTGATGAATTTGTTAACCCACTCCTTCGACTTACCTTCTTTGAGTGATAGGTAGTAATTGGCACCCCCCGGAAGGTTCTCGGT